ATAGAATTATAGTATTCGATTTGCCTATCATTCATCTCAATATTTTTAGATCTATCATTAATGAAAAGGGCAACAGTAAACCCCATTCCAAAAATAGCTGCGGCCAAGGTCAACATCCCCCAATTGGTTGCCGCCTTCTCTAAAATCTTATTATATGTATTTTTATTAGATGCCATGCTTTTCTTAACTTATGTAATTGCTAAAAAACGACTTGATATACATAAAGATGATTTAATAAGATAAAACATCCTTCTTTCATCGAAAACTGTCACAAGTTATTTTTTTAGCGCTTACTATGGGACAAAGATAGTATTTATGTGTGATGTAGGCAAAGGATTATCAAAATAATAAATACAGCTTTTACAACAAATATTCTGCTTTATTCATGCTATTTTACGTCATCGAAGTCAAAGTCTATATCCAATTGCTGATATTGTTTAGAATATGCTTTATCTATATTGTGCATGAATCTGGCCCAATTGCAATTCGATATAGTAGTAATTATGTGAATAGCCTCGAGATGCTGTCTCAATTTAGGGGGCCTATTTCCATTGTAAGGGACTGATGATACTTATAATTTCTGTTCCCATTGTCATTTTTAGGATTACTTTTCCTTAACTCTGCGAGGATCAAAGGGGGTATTCTCTCATGTACTATATCATTAATCCATGTACCAACAACCCCAAGTCTTCTATTAGTTTTATCCCAATTCCAATTATATATCTTATATAAGGCTTCAAAGAACGTATCACCAAACACCTTCACCCATTTAGCAGCCTCTTCTGACATAAATGTATTTAGAACTCAAACAAACTATAGCTCACCCCAACCCCGACATAGGGACTTACCTTATTCCCGGAAAAACCGTATCCAGCCTGCACACCCAGCCCGAACCGTTTCCGCTTTGCCCGTTCTCTGATAAATACAGTCCTCGTTTTACTGTACACCTCTATACTATCCAGCTTTGCCCGGTAGCCTGACACATAAGCCGTATAAAGGCTGTCCTTGTAGATTTTCTGCGTAATAGGCAAATACACTGTATCCCGGACTGTATCGCCCGGCACTGGGACGGGAACAACGAACGGGAACGAATCTACAACGCTTTCATAAACCGGAACGGGTATTGTATCCCGAACCGTATCAATACGATTTGTAATGATCGTGTCTCTGACCACTTCACCCGGTACGCGTTCCACCCTTGCCGGGCGGAACACGATAAACAGGATAAGAACTGCAATAACGATATAAGGTAGATATTTCATAGCTTCAACACTTGTTTTCTGTTTCTACCTTCACGGAATGATACGTGAACCCATGAAAAGTCTTTTTCATCGATCAATTGATCGAAGGGTAATTCCTGCCGGATGATCTCAAACAGCTTCTGGTTTTCTTCCTTGCTGCCTACCGTAATATCAGCCGCCTCGCCTAACCGGTGTTGACTGGATGTTGCCCCGTTAACGCTCCGGTTGAGGATAGCGCTTCGATAACCGGAACTTACCCGGATAGGCTTACCGTACTTTTCCCGAAGCGGGTCGAGAACATTCTCAACCAGCTTCGTTAAATTGTGTATAGCTTCGGCCGTTGGGTAATTGTCGATTCCACGCGCTACGGCCGTATCGCTGTGGCTAAGTTCTTTGATTGTAAAATACTTCATTTTGTTGCCTCCTTCTGATAATTAGTTAAAAACGGTATGTGCTTGATAAACTCGACGCTAACGACGTAATACAGGAACGATACAACTTTATAGAATGCAGTTCCGGACGTAGCCATTAGTTTCAAATTGCGTAGAATATTCACGCCATAAAAGTAGAATATTGAGTAAGTTATAAACGATACGCATTGTAAGGCCCCGTCCGGATTTCCTTTGTGATCGCCGATAAAGTAAATAGCGGCTACGAGCAGAAAAAATACCATCGCTTCAATGATGCACCGGAATGCCTTCTTTAAACTGAAACTTTCATTATTGGCCAGTAGGCCGGCGGCCAGACCAAACAGGAAGTTAAAGAAGAAAAGAGCAACAAGACTTTTAATATCTCCGCTGATCGGGTTTAAGTAGGCTGCTAAGCCGGTTAGCAAACCTACAAATAGATTTTTCATGTAGTCAATCATCGTGTTTTACTTTTGTTTTATTTAGTGGTTTTCTTTGAGGACACCGCCGGAGTGATCGTTTGCTTAACTTCTGCCGTGATCTGATCGAATACTTCAAAGTGCGCTGCAACATTCTCCGACTCCGGAAGGGACATTTGTTTGCTGCCCGATTCTAACAGCAAATACCCGATATACCGCCCGGAGGTTACGGGTTGCTTACCTGTAGGGGTGTCAATCTCTTCCGTGACCGTTTTAATGATTTCACAATGAAGACGACTGAGATTATCGTTATTGACACTGTAGTTTACATTGTACTGATAATCTCCTGAAACGGCTTTACCGTTTACTTGAACTGTTCTTGATTCTTCTTGAAACATAATTTATTGATTTTGAGAGTTAATAATTACTTTGTCTAATTCATTATAAATAGCGGTTTTCACCACTGCGAGGATCGGAGCCGGATCAACGTAATTTCGAATGATATTTGCACCTTGTTCGTCAACTTCAACTTCACCTTCTTTATATATCCGTTGGGCAAACTCCAATTCACCCAAATCGGGTGTATTACAGTAAATAGCGTTTCCTACTGTTTTAGCTACGTCGAACTCTTTAATTTCTCCGTCAATAGCTGTTTTTACTTTAATTCTTCTAAAATTGATTTTCATATTCTATTTCTTTTGAATTTATTATTGTAATCTGCGCTCACAATGGGTATTTACCAAACATTGCGACCTACAATGAACACACGAAATGGACAATCACGGGGCCCGTTGTTTGCATCAAGCATTAAAACCTCAAAATAAGAGTTGTTTTGTGTCTCTACCTGACCGAATACCCAGCCATACCCCCCTAAGCCTTGTACTAAAACAGCGTACTGCAGATGCTTCAAACTGTGGTATATCCTGTATTTTCCAGTAGCTATTTTCTGTGCACTGGTTAAGGTGCACCCGTTGCCCCATTCATTAGTGACTGTACCCGCTTGATATACATATCCGGTACACAGCATTCCGGGAGCGTTCCACTTTTCACCGCCCCTTTGGGCGAAAATATGACTTCCATACGATTCTATCGAATTTGCAGTGCCTGCGTTAGCCAAACATCTTAGAGCAAAACCGGAACTTCCGTATGATTCAATACTTAGACCACTGTAATTGTCGTTTCGTATGGACATCAATGCAGTGCGTGAGGTTGTAGGGCTGTCCCCCTCTTCGTTAATACGAAGGAATTTATTACCGGACATGTTTAACAGGATCTTAGCCTGCGAATTGCTTGCCGAAACAAGAGAGCCTCCCGATATATTCCAGGCACCGATCTTTGCACCATCAGTTACCGTAAGGTTTCCGGTTGTGATCCTCTGTGCTGAAAATGCCTGCGCCACCACTTCCGCCGCTTCAATCACATTGGCAGACAGTTTGCCGTTTGCGTTGATGGCGGCTGTCTGTTGACCTGTGTTATTTTGGAATAGCAGGTTATCGGCTTTCAGAATGATTTTTCGGGACGTGATGTTGATTCCGGTTTCGACTAAGCCGTTTTGGGTGGCGGTGACACGACCGTCTGCGGCTTCGGCTTTGTTATTGGCTGTGCCTGCTAAGGAATTGGCGGAATTTGCCGCTTGTTCTACTACGCTTAATTTTGCGTGGTCTGAACTTAGAGTTAACTCAGCCGCACTTAATCGCCTACCTTGATCGTCCACTTTGTTTGCAGTTAAAGCTATGCTTTCCTGCGTCTGCTTTATTTCGGTATAGTATCCGTATGTGCGGACGGGTTCAGTTCCATCGGTGCGAACGGGGAACGATGTATTATACGAACCGTGATAATCGGTTTGATAAACGTTGATTACGTTTGGGTCAATAGTATCATCTACGGTTACGTCATACATAGAACCGCCCCTAATACCCATTCTACACGTAGACGTTTCAGTTATTTGTCCCAAATCAACAACTATCTTTGCACCCGCAGAAGTCCATGCTTTAGTATAGTCAAAGATATTGGTTACTGCTGGCAACGAACCCCAACCCGAACCGGACATCTCAAACGTTAAGTTCATAGAAAAACCGCCATCGTGAGTACCGTATGAAGGTTTTCCGTATCCCGCATCAAGAGGCCTACTTATTTCAACCCTTGTTTTGTGGTAAACCGGAATACTTATAACCAACGGGAAAAACTTATTATTGTCCCATCCTCTTAAATCTATTCGCTTTGATATATGCCTATTGGTGGTACTATTAATAACACCAATATCACCAACAATAGACGTGATACTTTTTTCGGTCTGTTCGACGCGTGAAGCAAGTCCGGTAACACGTCCATCAACGGTATTTATCTTTTCAACGGTGGATGTTATCTTACCTTCGACTACACTAATTTGACTATTGGTATATTCAGCACCTTTATAAACTGCATCCTGAAAATTGGGACTCCATGCGGTTGCAATTTCACCCGCTTCTACTTTAAAGTCTTTCACCCATATATAAGCCCAATCAATTCTTTCTATATCAACAAAATTATGTACATCCTTTTGTTCCTCTGTGTTTTTCGTTACGTTAAATGTATGCTTGAAATAACTCCATTGGTTATCTGCTGTTGATTTAACAATTACGTTTTCAGAATCACACACATCAATAGTAAAACCAACTGGGGTATTTTGACTACCTTTAATCCATCCGGAAACGGTATACTTACCGGGGATAGGCGGGATAATATTAGGTATCCGCATAGCTCCTCCATTACCTTGTGAACCAACCAAATAGAAGCCATGCAGAGACATTTGCCTTTCAATAGTAGGAGATGGATATAAAGTATTAAGCGTTGAACTTGTGTAACTATACAGGTTGTTTGCTCCAATACCCAAACTTTCAACTTTAGTCTTAACAGACAATTCAATTTTCCCGTCAACGGCAAGTATTTGTGTGTCGGTGTACTTTTTTGACTCAGTGAAAGAATCTTTAGGGGCAGGCTTCCATCCGGTCGCCGTGTCTCCTATTTCTATTTGAAAGTTATTGATCCGGCAAACTGATCCAGCGCCTAACTGTATATATGCAATAATATCAGTATCCAAAGAGTCCTCTATATCTTCGGGGACTTTGATAGTGTGAACGTACCTACCTTTGTCAGCCGTGGGGCTGGTAGAATCTACATACTTAAATGCGCCGATATAGTAATATTGGGATGTGCCCGATTTATAAATAGCTTTTTCAAGCCCGAACCTTTGTGATGATCCCATCTTTAAATTGCTATACGCATAGTCGAACGAGATTGTTAAGGTTTTGCCTTTTAAATCCGTCCACGCTTTTGATAACTGAAACGCATATTGTGCGCCTGATCCATCCAACGCCTGTTGGGATTGTAACATCAGGTTTTCGCCTCCGATATTTAATTTTCTTTCAGTTGCAGACGGTATCCAATTAGCTACACCCACACTACCCTCGGTGATTACAGCCCATTTAATGTATGTCTCCGTTGATTCCTGTTGGGGAAACTTATAGAAGTAGAAATATGCCCCATCCGGATTAATAGGCGTTATAGGCTGCGAAAGTACCGTTTCTTCTGCGCTTTTCGGCAAAGTGCCTATCCAGCCGTACGAAGGATTGTTATACGCCCTGATAACATCAGAGTCCGCACACTTATAGCACACAGTAAGGGTATAGGTTTTGCCTGCTTCTAAATGAACGTCATACTTATACGCTCCCATTTGATAGGGGTTAGCATTTAGTTTGTGGTTAGAGTCGTAAAGCAGATTAACGTCCGCTACTTTCATACTGCGTATGGCAAGCTCGATCTTTCCCGGTATAGCCGCTAACTCGGTAGCAATATTACTAAACTCCTGTTCAATGCTCTTTCCATTTCTCAGAATGAAAATACCTTTCAGGAAACAGTTCATCGCATACAGGCCGTATCCGGAGGGTTGGAAGTCAGCCGGAAAGTCTGTATCCGTCATGCCATCGAGACAACCCAAAATCACTTTGTTCTTTCCGGCCAAAGACGTAGAGTTTACCCCGTCCAGTACAGAAATGCGCGGTTTACCATCTTCCGAGGCTGTGAGATACAAAATACCCTGTCTGTTCGGATTCGTGAGGTTACCCATCTGAACCAGATCATCACCAACGGCAGGAACTGTACCATTGGGAAATACAGATTTAAGTATAAGAATCGAATCATCATTAACCGAGGCAACCGGAACCCAGTAGTATTTAACGTGTCCGGATGTGTAGATCTGACAACGTACCAAGTCATCAGCGACAAACATCATGTCGCCCTCTATACCTAAAACATAGTAAGCCGGATCGCCGGACGTTTCCGAAACGGACTTAACACGCCCGTTGGCGGATGAAATCACCAGACCGCCGTTAACCGCACGAACTTTCGAAATGATAAGTTCAAAAATGGTCATGGCCTTACGGACTACGGCATTATCTATTTCAAGGTTCCAATCCCCATTGATAGCCTTGTATAGCTTCATCCCTTCACCCATCAGTCCGGGGATGAATCTTTCTGAACTGATATAGTCCTTGACTATGGTTTGAAACAGGGTTGCGACGTGCTCAACATTCAGATCGTATGTTTTTGCAAGTGCCTGAACGAGTAAATTTAAAGTATGCGTGTCACCTTTAGCCCAAATATCCGCGCCTGTTGAAATATTCCCTTCCGAATGGAGTGTGCCAACATTGGCCGAACCGGTTACTTCCAATGTAGCGGCTTTAACTTTCATCCGGGCGACTAAAGATTGTAATTCCGCGTCGCCACTTTCATTGATAAACGCAAGATCATTGCCAATCAACAGACCTTTCAAAAAAGTGATCGTTTCGGCTGCTGTATCCGCTTTTACTTTACTCAGGTAAACATCATCCAATTTCTTCAAAGCCTCTTTAATCGCTGCATCTATCTCCTTTAAAGTGCGCTTTGAAGAAAGCGTATTATCATCGGTTAATTCCGTGGTTGTATCCGATTCGGCAATGATACGCGAACGGATCTCTAACAGCGTCCGGAGCGATGACAGTACGTTGCTATCGGTAAACGACTTTGTGTCGGTAGCCTTTACAATGTCAACCGAAGCACCTCCACCGCCTCCGCCGTTAACAGTAACGCCGCCGGTTGTCCGGGTGATAACAGCCCCGGCCGGATAGTTCTTTGACCGGGGCTTTGCGGGTATGGATGTAGTTTTAATATCTACCATTTTCAATCATCTTACAATTAAACTGATTCATCGCGAAGTCAATTGTACCGCCCGTGATCGTAAACCGTTTGTTTGGCTGAAACTTATCGGTTATAGTTGTGATAGGCGTAATTGCTTCGTCATCTACCAGTATTTGCGTAAGCTTAAATTTGGTAGCTCCGTACTGATTAATAATGCGCCGGATCAAATGCTCTTCCGGCCGGACTAATTTCTGCTCAATAGAAGAATAGAGATTGTCGGTTAGGTAGTTATCGCCTAACATTACTTTGCTGTAGCACGCACCGTCGTTGTTGTAACTGGATATTTTAAATTCGATTTCGTCCAATTCGTTAATGTAATCTTCATTCACGACATTTTCATAATAGCGGTCTATGCTGCTGTTAGATATAAGCTTTTCGTCATCTGGTTTTTGATATACGATCTTAAAGTCTTTCACAAGAACCCCGCCGGCACTGAAATTTTTTCCGACGGGCATCAATAGAGTAAACTCAAAATCACCTTGCAAAACTCTATCAATGGAGACTATCACACCGCTTATTCCAGTATAAGGCATTGATAACGTTTTTTGGTTTTCTATTGAGACATAATCTTGCTTTGCTTCAACTCTCTCAGGTTTCAATTTAAATGCGTATTCTGGATTTTGCGCCCATGTATTTTTTTGCCCTGCATCTGGCCTGAGACTTCCATAATACATATCACCAATACGTATTTGTGCATAAAGAACATCTGAAACAGAACTATTATCCCATGGTATCATATCATCAGAATTAATAAACTTATAGCTCCCTGATATACAAAATATTCCGTTTGAGTATATAGCAGAAGCGCCTTTGGTGGTCATTACTTTGCACGTACTTAGTGGCCCGGCTTCATAACGTTCTTTAGTCCTTCTTATTTGAATTACGTTTGTAAATGAATAGTCGGTTATTTCAGGAATCCAATTGCCATTTAAATCCTTATTTTGTTTATATGTGCAATATTTCATGGGAATAGCCCCTTCAAATGTGTGTGCTATATCTTTGTATTTTTGCAAATCATCAACTTTTATCGTTAGACCTTCTTTGAATACTATCGTTTCCCACTGATTAGGGATAAGAAACACCCTGTGGCAAACTTGATTTTTATCATTTGCATTATCGAGCACTTTTAAAATTTGCATTTCTTCAAATCGCTCTTCTGGTAATAAATTTCCTACCGGATAATTACTGTTTTTTACAATAGCTTTATTGTAACCTCCCAGAATATCGAGTGTATGATCCGCACCGCTAAAGCCGATATTTTGCACACTAACAACATTTCCTGATTCAAATGTATAAGATGAAAAATTAGGAACATATTTATAATAGTCTCCACGGTGATCTACGTCTACAAAGTATAATGCACCTTTGTAGTCAACGCAAGTCCAGTTCAGGAACTTGCATAGTTCTTCAATCACCTCTTTTAGAGTCATGGGTTTATCATCTTCATCGAAGAAGTTTTGTTCACTAATTGTCATGCTCTGTAAGATGTTTGTATTTGCATCATAATCTGCCAAATTTTTAGCGTAAACATGTGGAATATATATAGCCGAATAAGAACCGCGAGACTCGGAGACGCAACGTGTCAATAATTCCCACAGTGAAATAAATCCTTTGTCCGTTTCGTTTTTTAATTTATAGTTGATATGCTCTAATGTATTCATTGCAGATACGCACTGAACTTCTAAATCAAATTTGTTGGAAGTGTAATCCTGAGTATATAATTCAGGGGTAACGAATCCAGTCCAAACAATTTTATTACCTTGCTTAAAGTTAACGCGGTACTGCTGATATCCGGTCGAGTATAGGCTTTGCAAGTAGTCGTTTCCTACAACTCTAATAGTAGCTGTAGAAAAACGGGTAGGAACATAAAGAAAGTCATCATCCGCAATTTCTACAGAAAAAGGAGCGTCGCCGCTCCCTGTTAACTCAGCAACTCGCCCTGTATAGCCTTCTTTCTGTATTTCTACCGTATAGTTATCTTCTTCTTTCCGTGATCGAAAGTATAGTGTATATATTGTGCCGTAATTCATCATAATTTTTTTCCTGTTTTCTTCATGTAGTTTTTTAGTTGTAAAAAAATGGTATCGCCTCTTAGTATCCAGTCGCCAGATACATCAATTCTGCGATCATTCTCAGAGGGTGAGATTATGCCCGCCAGATGACCGGAAGGTAGTGAAATGTTGGGGTGGCTAATATTCAATCCGGTATTGAGCATTTTAAATAAGTTCGCTTGTTGTGAACCATTCAAAATCATTTCACCACTATTTAGCATTGCAGGAACTTTATCACCTGCAAACGAATTTCCAGGAACGATACCGCCGTTTGCAAATTTGGGAATACTTGCCATTGCGGCAATTATCGCTGCAACCCCAGCAACCCCCATTGCAATACCGACGAATGGAATACCTGCATGTGCTTTTAGTGCCTCTGAACCAGCCGCCAAAGTATTTGCGGATGCGCTTTTAGTAGCGGAAGCGGCCTCTATTTCGTTAGCCGTAGACATTTCTAAGATTTTTGGGATAGCTTGTGCTATAGTTCCTATTAGGCTGCTGCCCCACTGCAAAACAGATGTAGTATTGCTATCAAACAGGCCGGATAAGCTGCCCATAACATTATTTACATCTCCTAAAGAGTCAGCATACTGCTGATTTAAATCAATATCCTCTTTTTTTATTGGAGATTCGAACTTGGGCAACTTCATGTTTCCGATTTCTTTCCTTAAATCAAATGAACCCTGTTTTTTACTACCTGCATTGTTTTGATAGGCAGCATAGATATGACCTGTCACATCTGATTCTTTCTGCATGGAACGAAGTTCTTTCAATGTACTTTTTAGCTTGCCGATCTGAGATTGAATAAATGCTTGCTGCTCCTCATCTGTTGCTTTTGATAATGCGTTCTGTCTTTCTGCAATCATTTCACTATACATGCTTTCCAGCTTGGCAAACTCTGTACCGGAATCGGAGTAAATCTTGGCTATATCCGGAACTTTAGAGGCTGGCAATAACAATTCACCATCTTTCATTTCGCCGTGCTTGCCTTTGAATACATCACCGTCGATCTGCATTTTTAGGCTTATTCTCTTTTGTTCAAGTTCATTTATTGTGGCCTGAATAGTGGCGCGTGCCTGCCTATTTGCAGAACTTACAAGAGTTTTGTTTAACTCCGTTATCTGGATGTCATACCATGAAAGAGTATCCTTTAAGGGCTTTTTTTCTTCGTTTTCTTTTGGATTCTTTTTAGGTTTATTGATTCTATCCCGAACCCTATCAAATGTTTTCTTATCATTGGCAAGTTCCTGATTTATTTGTTTGTACTCTTTTCCCAACTGCACCGCTTTGATCAATTCTTCATCTTTCCATTTTACAATAGCCTGTTGAAACAAAATAGCATCCTTATATTCCTTATTGAGTTCGGCTTGCTTAGAAGCTATAAAATCATTAAGAGATGCCCTATCTTTTGCTTCTTTTGACTCCGGAAATGCCCAGTCTGCAAGCCCTCCGTTTTTTTTACGCCGCTCCAATTCGGCGTATTTGATTTTATAAGTATCATACTTATTAGCCATTTCAGACTTTAGAACATCGCGTTTACTTCCGGCAACATCATAGCTAAGCACCTTGGCAAAGTCTTCCAATGTCACATCGTCAGCATTTAACAGATTTCCTTCAACTAATACAGTTTTTAAAGCTGTAAGAGCATCTGAACTGACAGATGACGCCTTGTTTTTTTTATCTTCAAGAGCTTTTGTCCATTCCTTTAATGCGGCCTCCCTTTGCTCTTTTGACGCAGTACTATCCATAGCTACACTACGGGACTCAGCCATAGCAGCATTAAAATCTTCCCGAAAATAGTCGTAACTGATGCGGGCGTTTCCTAATTGATCTAATGCTGCATACGCGTCTCTGGACTTGGATATTATACTATCCAATCCACCCAGAAAATAAGTAAAATCCCCGGTAGACAAACTGGTGAAAAATTCATTTACAGATGTCTGACATGTGCGTATCTGGGCATCAAACTCATCGCTGGTTGTCTGAGAACCGCGTATCGTTTTCATAAACGCTTCACTGGCCCCCACCGCAATGCCAATTGTCCCGGCAAACTTCATTATACCAGCCCCAGCAGTTTTTGCCATACTGGAAATACCGCCTTGAAAGCTGTTAACCGAACCTTTTGCCCGATTTAGGTTTGCGTCAAAGTCATTCGTTTTAAGTAATAGTCGTGTTATTATATCAGACATGATTCATTTCTTTTTCGATTAGTTTTGCTTTTGCCCGCAATCGTTTCACTTCTTCATCCGTTACGGATGTGCGTTTCTTTTCGTCTTCCTTCGCTTCATCCCATGGGAAACGAAGTATATCCGATTGCTTTAGTTGTTTTGTGCTATTCGCCTGAGCGATGACATACGCAATGATCCGGGTCTGCTCCCAGCTTTCCCGGTTACGCCTGCCTAACCCCTCTAAGAAGTAGCGAACTTCTGTGAGCGTCATCCGGTCGAGGAAATAATCAGGTGCAATACCGCCCTCACCTACAACGCGGGCGTAGAGTTCCCGGATACTGCACGCTTCTTCGGAGTCGTCTTTTTTTTTGTGCTATCTGCTGCCTGTTCAAGTAATTCAATCTCTTTTACGAAGAACTCTTTGAAAGAGAGAAACAGAACCGGATCAGACTCACACGCCTCTATAAATTCATCAAAAGGCATTAAGAATGTATCTTTGTTATTTGCCAGAAGAATAGAGTAAAACAGTAGATATTCGTCCAACATCCGGCCGAACGCAAACTGCCTACCTGTGAGATTTTCGAAGATAAAGAAGGCGCGCAATGTATACTTTAAAATGTACTTCTGTTTTTTGATAGTGATCGTTTTCATTATGATAAGTTTTTTGAGTTAGAAAAAGAAAAGGCGGGATTCCCGCCCTTTCCATCGTTTACGCGGTCGGATCATCCACTATACCTCCATCTCCGGACACTCTAGGGCTAAGTTTTCCTGTGCCTTCGAATGTGGCGGAGAAAGTTGCTTTATCACCATCAGGTGCATTTAATTCTAGATTTGTAATTAAGACATTACCGGAATAAGATGCGGCCGGAAGAGTCCAACCGGAAGAGGGAACTTCATCTGAATCTGCGTTTGCCGGAATACCGAATTTTGCTTCGATAGGCTTGCGTTTTAACATTAAGTCCAAAAGAACATCATATCCGTTTACTTTATCGTCTGCACTGAATAGGTTTTCACTTGAACCGTTCCAAGACAATTTTTTTATGTCTTTTTCCGTCCAAATGCCGGAATCTTTACTTTGTGTGTCAATCGTTTCGGCCGAGATTGACAATTTACAGGATGTAGCCAACGCCAGCGCCTTTCCGCCGACAAATAGCATGAAATCTTTTCCTAATACTGCATTTGCTTTCATTGTTTTCAATATTTAAATGTTAGTTACTCTACTGAATCCGTCTCAATTTCAAATGTAAGTCGCTGGATGAAAGTTTCTTCAATGAAATCTTCATCGGCGGCGATAAGTTTAGCACCCGTTACTTTGAAATCGTCGTATTTACCCCGCTTCCCTTCAAGCGCTTTGCGTGCCGCCTCAATAACCTCGACTGAATTTGAATAGTTATCGCTGGCGGCAATAACCTCAATAGTGACACTATCCCCGTTGGCGTATCTATCCTTTGTATAAGCCGGAGTAAGTGCACTACGCTTATACAAAACGAACGGGAAAGAAGTAGCGTTTTTAGTAGAAATAGGATAAATCCTATCTCCGACAAGTTGCGTTAAACTTTCCGACTCACTGAGTTTTGAGAATGTATGTTTGCTGATTGATAAGCTCATTTCTTTTTATCTATTACTTTTTGTATTGAATCCAAAATGTTTCTTTCCAGTGAGTTCTCAGCCTCACTTTTTTTAGAGTCTACTGCGCTTTTAAAAAAGTGAGTAGCCTCTATAATACCTCTGTTTGCTCCTCTATTGGTAGCTCGTTGTTCCGTACCGCTTTCGAAGAATTTCAAAACAAACTGTTTTGAACCTTTCCGCCGTTTGTCGAGTAAGTCAACCCGTGCGCCGGACGCATTGCGGTAAACTGCAATATTTATTTCTTTTTTCAATCCAGCCCCACCCGGAACAGATGCAACCCAATTTTTTTGCGCTTGCTTTCGAATGATACTTGCTGATTTACGGAGTCCGGATTTAATAGCCTTCTTTGCCTCCTTGTCATTCAGTGCGGCCAATAACGCATTAACCTTAGAGGCGTCAACCTCAACCCGGTAGGATGCTTGTACGATATTACTCATTGATTAATTCTGCTTCGATGGTTATAGACTGTGCCTTTCTATCCGGATGGATGAAGGCTATTTTGTATTTACGTCCCTCGTAGACAATGCGCATTTTTTCGCTTATATCTCTGCTGTAACGTACCATGATCGTGACGGTGTGAGTGTTGAGCACCTCGCCGTTTATCTCTTTGCGCGTACCGGATTTATACCGGACACACGCACGCTTCTTGAAAGCTTCCGTCCATCTCTCAGACGTACCGCCCAAAGCATCGCGAATCGTCTGGGGATGTAGAAAACTTATAATGTCTGTCAATAGTCCCGCCTGCATTATGTATATCGTTTTAAGGGTTGAAGTAAGAAGGCAATATGACCAGGAATGATATTAGGCGTGGCGAAAGTTATATCTTCACGGTTCGCATAATAGTTTGCAGCTATAATACGAATGGCATGCCAGATTCGCGGGTCTATCCGGTCGTCTTTAACGAACGATTCAATCGGGGCATTGAGATAAGCCTCGATACTGAGTTGTACCGGAATGATCAACCCCTGTATATAAGCGTCGTCATTGTCGAAATCAACATTAAGATGTTGCTTTAACTCTTCAAGTGTTACGTATTCTTTCATCTTTTAGAAATGAAGAAGGCCGAGGCCGAAGCCCCAGCCTTTGATTAATACTTAGTTTGGTCGTTATGCTCCGGCAGACGCTTTCTTTTTTGCGATAGCAAATGCCTCCGGACGCACTGGTAATTCATCAAATTTTGTATTTAATACAAAATAGGTAAGGTTTTTCTTTGCCCCAGTGTACGGATCAACGGTTAAGCGCATTTCTCCAAATTGCCCAACGAGCGCATAAGAGAATATTCCAAAACCAAGAATATTATCACTGATGTATTCTGTTGTAAATACCGGATAGCCGTTAATTTTTCCATCTTCCAGAATCATGCGTGAACTTCCCGATTCTCGCGGGGTCGATTCTAAGTCGGCATAAGTAGATGCGGAGCAAACATAGCATGATGTTGCATCAGCAGGAACCCCTTGTTTTAATACAGACGCCTTTAATCTACATACATCTTTCCAACTTAAAGCAGTTGTATATTCGATATTCGGAGTTTCTTTCACAAAAACGCCATTACTAGCCTTCGATGTGATCTTTTCCGGTGAAAACATCCATTTGTTTAACAGACGTTGTAGGGCCATCGTTATTTGCACCAAAACAATATCACGTAAAGCAAAATTTGTTTCATCAATGGCATCGTTTGATACTGGAACGGATAATGAACAACGCTTTGGAGAAGGGGTTAATTTAGAAATGTCGATCTTTGAATCATTTACCTCTGCGTTTTCATCTTCAATAGTGGCTTCAACACCGGACACGACAGGAAGAATCCATTTACCGTACATTCCACTCTGCATCTTGCATCCTACTTTGTCGAGAATCAGCCCTTTTTCAAGTGGCAAAATAATATCTCCAACAGTTACGGGTATCAACGGGTCGGAAGCGGCAGTATCCATAATGTTACCTACTGCACGTTCGTGAGGGATAACCAGTCCTTTATTAATGATTACACCTTGATATTTATCTGATGTACCATTATTGCGCAATAAACAAACCGCTTCTGCGAAAGCCCTTTCACGTTCAATTACATTTTGAGGAACGATTGTACCTAACGCACGCTTTTCTATACGTACCTTGATAACATCCCGTTCATTTTTTAAAGCGTCAAATCTCTCTTGCTCTTCCGGGGTTAATCCTCTTTTCTCTGCTTCTGCAATATCTAAAATTGCATTCATGTCTCTTTTAATGACTGATAATCTTTCT